CCGGTGTTAAAGTTGTTAGAGCGTGTATATCATTTCAACGCTCTAGTTGGTCTAAAGCCTACAGATGTCCGTTTGACAAGCCACCCTTGAGTCCACCGACAAGTACCACGTGGTAGTAAAGCTCTGCACCGAAGATGTTATCCACAACTCCGTAACGTGTGAGCAATCCAACACGAGGACTAAAATCATTAGGACCAATGGTACGCTGAACCATTACCGGGATGTATGGGCAGTAAATGATACCTGTGTCATAAAACTCAGGTCCTTTATAGCCTAACAATGCATACTCTGTACGGTTACCGCGGATACCTTGCTCGGCTTGCGCCTCGGTACGGGTGTCGCGATAAACGTTGAATCGACCTCCAAGATTTCCAACCTTAGCAACTCCAACAGGCTGTGTGTTGACGCTGCCATTGACTGGCATCCAAGAGAACTCAGGAAGCATCTCAAGAATCGCGCAAACTGCGGGGGTACAAACAATAAAGTTTGCAGCACCACGACGGTTACGGATAGCAATACGATTAGCTTCAACAATGAGTTTTGCATAAAGATCACGGTTACGTTCGGCCATCCAGCGGCCGTCAGCAGAACTTGCAAACCAGGCGCTGTATCCAGTACCCTTACCACCTTGAAGTGCGGTTTGAATCATGCGAACAATCATCTCACGATCGATTTCGGCTTGAAGCTCGTAACTCATCGCATTGGTGAGTTCCGTATCAATGTCGATACCGTTCATGTTCTTCAGATCTTGTTCCAATTCAACACTCCAATTAGCAGCTAACCTACGAGTTCCAGCTTCAACAGCTGTCTTTTCGAAGCTAACTTCGATAGTAGGAATCTTACTACCAAGCTCGAATTGACCCAACAATGCAGCAACGCCTTGATCAGCAGCAAGTGCTGTGTAAGCGTCAAGCGCGATTCCAGGCGTGAGCCCGAAAGCGCCACTGGTTGTTGCAGCAACTCCTGTGCCTAGGGCACCGGTGCTGGCTCCAGTGAAGCGGGTGTCGAGGTATTGGTATCCAAGCTCGCCTTTGGTGTTGTTTCCGGGTCCACCAGCAACGTTGACGCTACTATGAGCTTCAGTGTAAGGAGACACTGCTCCTGTACCTGCTGCCATTGCACCGTCTTTACCGTTGGTGGTTGTCTCACCCAAATGTTCCTTACCGTACTTGTAGCGAAGCGCGAAAGCGAGTCCAACAGGACCGCTCATTGGCTGAACACCGACAAGTTCGTTTGTAAGTAACTCAGGAAACGTACGACGAATCATGGGAATAAGAATCTTGGGTAGACGAGCATCTCCACTTTGGTAGTAGTCGCTTCCACCGGGCACGGCTCCGCCGTGTGCTCCGATTTGAGCGTTACCGCCAAAAGAACCGCCAGACGCGCTGACGTTCGCTTCATTCACGCACCAGGACTCTTGGTTTTCCAAAAGCATGGCTGTGTTGAGACGAGTATGATCATCTTCAATCGGATTAACATTAGCACTGTGATAGTTCAAGACAGGGCCCCACTTCTCAAGCAGAACCTTGGCGCGACTTTCATCAATATACGCTTGTGTTGGTTTGATTTGTTTCATATCTTTTTTTTCCTCTTTGTTTTACTCAGGTATACAGTATTGCTACCTCATGTCTAAATTAATACTTACCAAGCTCTCCCATGTATGTGTCAAACATACCAGGTTTTTCGTTGGTGTCTAAATTGCTAGCGGTGGTGTCTTCAACAATTTGTTCTTTGTTCTCGACAATCACGTCAACATTCTTACGCTCTCTCTTGCGTTGTGTCTTGGCCTCAGTTTTGAGAGCCTCACGGTGGGATGCTTCTTCTTTGTCAAACAACGCCACTGTGTAATCAAAATTTTCCAATATAAAATCAGCACTCTTCCCGGACAACACTCGGGTGACATACTTTTTCTTTTGTTCCGGTAGATCAACTGTCTTGCGCTCTAACACAAGTTCAGATTGAGCACGTTCTAAGTTTTCATTCAATTGTTTGTTGGTCTCGGTTAGTTGTTTCACTTGTTCACTAGACTCGTCAATTTGACGTTTACCGTCTTGAATGGCATCACGTACTGTGTCCTTGGCCAACATACCATCAACAGCTAACACTTCACGCAACTCTTTCAACACACTCTTGGCGCGCTTGTTGTTAACAGCTTCGGTGATTTGTTCTGTTGGTACCACTTTGTCAACATACAATTCCAAATAGTTGCTTATGTTATCTACTAGACTCTCTTTCAAATGCACTGCTTCTTCGTTCAACGACTTCTTGTAACGATTCACAATGACTTGTAATTTTTGAGCATGGTTGGTGTCAATCGCTTCAACTAGTCTCTCTAGTTTGGCTGTGTGATCATTGTCAATTGCTTCTAACAATTGTTCTAATTTGCCGGCGTGATTGTCATCTTGCTCAACAAGTGCTTTCTCAACATGTATATCTACACGTTCAGAAACCGCAGCATCAAATGCTTCTTGTATTTGGTTCAAGCTCTCTTCACTGAGGATGTCTTTGGTCACCTCTTTGAGTAATTCCTGGAAGTCGTTGTTTTTAGTGGTCATTTTAAAAAAGTGGTTTGGTTGAGGCCTTGCGTATCCGAGCTTTTAACTTCTCGTGAAGGATTTGCTTGAGGGCCTCGTTAGCTGATGCAAAGTCTTTAGCACCAATGTTTTTGATGAAGCTTGTAATAGCTGCGCGTTCTTTGTTAGGGGTCTTCATACGTTACTAATTATTTATGTTAATACACGGTTAATTTTTTGTAAAAATTCACAAATTTGTTCTT